AACGGTATTGAGTATGGGTCATATGATAAAGCGTGGGTTTGGAATAACACAATCTACAATTCAACGGGTGACAACGTAAATCTCGGTAACGCAGGGAGTGATGACCAATTTTTTTGGAACAACATATTAGACACAGCAGGTAGCTATAACATCGACTGTGTTAATGGTGCGACGTTTAAGATGTATGGATTTAACAATCTAACGGGTGGAGTTACTGGTGCAACAAACAACTTTGCTGTATCTGCCGATGGATATAATCTTGGTGGGGAAACGACTACCGCCCCCGCATTTACAGGTGCAAACGACTTTAACATTGGGGCGTTAGATGATACGGCGTACCCTGCCTCTTTTCCAGGCAATGCAGCTACAACAGGTAATGCGGAAATGGGAGCAGCTCCGTATGAGGAAACTGGTGGCGCTACGACAAACGATGTCTTCGGGTGGTTGAATTAAGGAGGTGTCATGGCAGAGAAAAATGTTATGATAAGTTTACTCGTTAAAATAGTAGGCGTTTTGGTGGGAATCCTGTTTACCGTATTTTGCGTATACGCCGTCCCGACAATGGCGGGCCATATCATTACTAACGATAAGGAAGCCAGAGCCAGAGACAGTGATATAACAAAATGCTATCAAGCGGCAGACGAGAGATTAGAGGATAAATTCGATAGAATAATGGCGGGTATTGGTACTATTAAAACCAAAGTAGCTATCATCTCAACGGCTCAGGTTTCGATTAAAGAGAATATTCAACGGTTGGAGAACTGACATGGGCGAGGGAAAAAGACCTAAGAGAGTGCTTGACCCTGATTTGCAGAGATTAGTTCGTATTTCAGATCGCTTTAGGCGATTAGCGCAAGCGAAGGCATGGTTAGCTTATGAGCTTGAATGTGCGTCAAGAGATTTAAACAATCTTTCCGACGAAATGACCGTAAAGCATATGAACAGGAAGAGAAACAGTGATGGATAGAAAGCTACTTATAGGTATCATATTGTTATTGTGTCTCAACGGGTGTGCGATAGTTGGCGAAGGTTGGTTGATTGGCGGCCGCGCTGAATGGCATGAGAACGGACAATTGAAAAGTTTGGAAGCATACAATCCGGTAAAGGATGTTGTCAACATAAACGCCGTAAAGAATTAGGGAGGGATTATGACCCGTTCAGACTTAAGAGCACTTGCGAGGCTTACCGTTTCGGGAGCAAAAAAAGGTGTTGTATCTAATACAAACTTGAATCTACTCATCGAATTAGGGATCCTTGACCTTGCGAACTTTAGTGTATGCCTGAAAAAGAATGCTACTTTTACCGTGACCGCAGAAACTGCGGATTATGTCATATCGACTGAGCTCACAGACTATCTGACAATGGATAAGCCGGGACTCTGGTGGTACGATGGATCCAACTGGAAACAGCTTGATGCTGTGACGTTTGCGTATCTTGATGAAAACTTCCCATTGTGGAGAGATGATTCGTCCGACAATCCATTGAGATATTCGTTGAACGGGGACATTATCACAGTTCATCCGAAACCGGATACGACTCTAGCTGCGGGATTCAAGCTGTACTATGGCCATAAGCCAACAAGGATGACAAACGATAATCACTATCCTTTTGTTGGATCGACAACCGAGCGGCCGCACTTATCGATTTTTGATGATGCTATCCTGAAATACCTGAAGTGGAAACTGGAGCCGATGATCAACAAGGATGCTACTGTCAATTTTAATGAACAAGCATATATAAAAGAACGCAGAGAAAAAAAGGCACTGTTCAACAGGCGATCTGACATAAAAGCAAAACTGCAAGGACCAAAGTTCAGAAAATAACGGAAGGCACTCATGTTAAAAAAATCCCGTTTAATTTTAATAGCGTCAGTTCTTGTTATAACTGTTATAACTCCCGCTTGGGGATCCTCGAAGCCTTTCTTCTGGGTTATCGACGATTTCTCGAAAGGGCAGAACTCACATATCTCTGAGTATAAAACCCCGAAGAACTATGCGCAATCTGCAACAAATGTCCGAACAAATGTCCGTTACGGTAAGTTATCGAAGCGTGAGCCGCTACTCACGCACTTTGACGCAGGTGCTGCAGCCGTCAACTCCTTATACAGGTATTATAACAGTGACGGCACAACGGCGGCTATAGCGGCAAACAGTACGCTTCTTGTGATAGGTGATGCTTCTTCAACTCAAACAATACAGGACGGGTTAACGGATGGGGCCAGGTGGCAATGGATAACATTTAAGGATATCGCCATAGGCACAAATGGGTACGAGCAACCGTATAAATACGACGGAAAGACGCAAATCACGGCGAATACTGACGCATCACGGACCGCGACAGAGGTATGCGCTCAGTTAGGCGCTCCGTTTGCTGAGTTGAATACTGGCACAAACCTTGATGCCTCAAAGTGGTATCAGTACAAGATAGCGTTTTATGACGGCTCGAACTACACGCACAGTACCGCAGTAAGCAATCCGATCCTGACCGGGGCAGCAGTTTACGATATTCTACTTACCGATATCCCTATTGGACCAACAGGCACAACGAATAGGTATCTATACAGAACGTCGGGGATAGCCACACAAGGCGGTCTTGGTGCGGCAACCTATTATATGGTGTATGATATAGCCAATAATACCGCCAGAACACAGGCAGATACGATATCAGACGGAACTCTTGAGACAGACCGTGCGCCTACGTGGGCTACGGGCTCAGGCGGTACGTCAGCAACCCCGCCAAAGGGTACGCTTATAGCTTTACTTCAGGACAGAGTGTTCATCTCCGGCAATTTAACGAATTTATCGGACATTTATTGGTCAGATGATAGTAACCCGGACTATTTCTCAGCGACTACTTACGATGTGATCCGCGCAGACGACGGCGACAAGATTACCTTTATGATGCCTGAGAATGGGATTATGGTTCTTGGAAAAACCAATACGCTTCAGCACTATTATACAGACGATAGCACGACATCGAACTGGTACTCAAGTAATGTAATGTCGCATATCGGGTGCCCGGCTCCCTATTCCGTGGCGAGTACCCCAAAAGGGATAGCGTATTTATCACGAAAAGGATTGCGGATATATAATGGTGCTACGTCGCAACTATTCTCTGATGCGATAACCCCTGAGATACGGGATATCGACCCCGGGGATATTGCCAATACCGCAGGGGTGTTTTTTGATGAAGAGTATCGTTTGGCATATAGGTCAAGCAGCTCTGGGTCTTCCGTTAACGACAGGGAAGCTATCTATAATTTTGTCCGAGATTCATTTGTAATTGATACAAAAAACGTGAATTGTTATTCTGTGTTCAATTCCGGTACAGACCTTGGTACGTTATATGCAGGGTCCTCGACAACCGACGGATATGTGCTTGCTCACGCCGGCTCGACTTCTGCTGTTCAGGCCCGGTACAAAAGCGAGTTTGCTGATGGTACTCATACGGAGAGCGAAGCGTACAGGACCGAGTTGGCCCCTGAGTTGTCTATGGAAACGCTCGAGAGAATGGAAACATATACGACAGAAGCTTTGGCGCAAGCCGCATGGGTTTCTGACGATGCTTCCGCAACGGCTGATGTTCTCGACGAGGATTGCACGGGGATTAGTGATTGGGATGATGATGATTCGGGTGGCGGTGTTTCTGCTGTTGCATCAACGGAGTATTTTCAATTTACTACGTCAGGGAGTAGTGGACATATTGCGAAACGTAGCTTAACGTCTGTACCGACTATTCCTTTATGGTACACACTCTCCTTTGAGTTGAATATCACGGGTGATGGTAATGGCGGGGATGTAGACAATGTATCTGTTGTAGTGAAAAACGGAACGAGTATTTTCTCCGTATTTTTTACTGATGGGAAAGCACGGATCGCGAGTGCATCGGTTGGTGAGATTTTGGCAACATATACTGAGGGTGTTGAATATCTTTGGAAGTTCGATGTCCGCGAAGATGGATCTGGTGATTATTATGTAGACACGTACAAGGATGGGGTATTACAAACGACGGGTGTAACTGTGCCCTTGTCTGCAGCGACAAAAGATATTGCCATAGAGGTCCGGGGGTATAACCAGGCTGTTGTCTGTCTGTTCGATACTTTTGCGATAGCCTCTAAGAACCTACAATGTTACAACGAGTCAACGATCGTCAACGAAGGCGACCAATCATTACAGTGTGAGGCCATGACGACCGGCTCGTTAAACAATGTGTTTATCAAAACCATTACGGCAACAGACTTATCTGCGACAACGCATGATACTATAGTCGTTGACGTTTACTCCAACCGGACAGGGACCAATTTGCAATTTGGGATTAAGGAGAACGATACTACGTGGGCGACAAACGCTGATTTTGTGAATATTCCGATAACTGCTGCGAATACGTGGGAGCGCGTCGCCCTTGATTTTTCGGGTGTTGCCGATGGCAGCAAGGACGCAATCACGCATATTGGCGTGAAGGTCACAAACGCAGATGCCGGGAACATCTTTTACATCGACAAGATTAGACCGAGTTCTCTTACAGCAACGTATGTAAGCCCTGTTTACGAGATAACCGCAACGGATCTGGATAAGCTGTACTGGAACGAGAATTTGGGGGCATATGGGGATATCACCTTCCAGATACGACAAGGGGCAACGTCTGGTGCTCTTGGCGCTTACGAAACTGCCGTAACAACGCCTACGGGGTCGGATTTATCAGGGATTACGGCTAATAACTTCTTGCAGATAAAAATAAATCTGACATCAGCAAATGGGTCGTATGCGCCATATCTGTATAAGGCGAGTAATTACGTGTACCGGCTGACATATTCTAAAGTTGGTGATGCCTACGAGAGCACGATATTGAGTACATGGGATACCGGGTGGACAAACCTGGGCGCTGAGGGGTATAAAAAACTTCTTCAAAGAATCAAAGTTCATTACAGGGGAACGTCTGGTACGTTGAAAATAAATTACTACAACGAAGAGGATGATGTCGATGAGACAATAGAGATCGATTTATCCGTGGCTCCGGATGATTCGGACACGGATTTATATACCGGTGTGGGTGAGGATAAGATTTACACTTATGATCCTCCGGGGAACTCAGAAGAGACTCCCGGGGCAACTGGTGAGTATTGGCGGTTTGTGATTTCAGAAGATGGTATAATTTCATGGGACATTTCAAAGATACAAATTCAAGCTGTTGCGGAGGAATTGTACTAATGCGTAACATCGTATTGATATTCTGTCTGGTTATGCAATTTGCAAGTTTGCCAGGGTGCAAGAGGGCATACCCGCAAGAAATCCTTGAAGCCTTTGAAGAGGAATCGTTACCTACTCATCGTGAAGAAATGCGGAAGCAGCGAAAGAACTACTCTACCCGGACTTATGCCGAATCGCTTGTCGTTACCGTGCCTGATTTCAGTTCATGGGATACAAGCACGTATTCTGAGGATACCTCTTATCTAGCGTCAACAGATGGGTTTGTAGCGTCTTGGCAAGAACAGGACCCTGACTCAGAGATAAATGGTTATACGGATGGTAGCAATCCACCAACAACACTAATAGCGAAGAATCGGACAAAGGGTGTCGCGGGTAATAGTATGGCAAGTTATATATTTTTTTCTGTTAAAAACGGGGCATATTGGAAAGTTGCCAAAGCGGGTGGGGCAGCATCTATTGTTGTGTATTGGATGGCATGGGAGTAATTATGAAAACCTTTTTAATCATGTGTATAATCATGTGTTACTGTGCTACGGCGATCGGGGCAGATATGCAGGTTGTGACGGAGTATGGCTATTTCAAAGATTCGTCTGGTACGATTGTGGCAAAGGCCCGGCTACCGAAGGGGAAGCATTCGATTAAAGACACATACACATATCACGAAGTCGCGGATCAGGCGGCGCTTGACCTGATTGTTGTATGGAAAGAACCTGTAATACCTTCAAAAACTTTCAAAGAAAAGATACTGGACCTTTTAGACGACGAAGATATTAAGAATAAAATAAAAACGATTAAATAACAAGGAGGCTGCAATGGTAAAGATTCCTGATTTTTACACAGACGAATATTTTGAGAAATCCCAAAAGTCTTTAGCGCCGTTAGGGGAAGGCATATTAAGAGGGAATATCCCTGATTACTATAAAGGTATTGGCGAGAGCGGAAGCGAGGAGTTCGAGCGTATGCTCGGCTTGACAAAGAGGGATATCGCTACTTCTGTCGGAGAAATGGGTGCGAGACGGCGCATGAATAAAGGCGCGATCGCAAAATCTGTTGCTGACGCAACCGCCACTGCAAGCATCAAGGGCCGGTATACAGATTTAATGAGCAGTATTGAGGGTAAGAAGTTTCTCTTTCAGCAGGGCCGAGGGATAACAGAGGGTGTTCGCGGGGCCGGATTAGAGTATGGTGGGCAAAGGAACCAGTATGGCCTCTCGGCCGCCAAACTCAAACTGCAACAGGAAGAAATAGAAGCACAGAAAAAAGCCTCAAAAGATGCTATGTGGGGAAAAATGATTGCTGCTGCTCTTGGTACTGCCGGTACTATCGGCGGGGCTATGATTGGTGGACCTTTCGGGGCAAAAGCCGGAGGCATGATCGGAAGCGCCGTGGGCAATCAAGTTTCAGGGGTAGCACCTCATATGCAAGAAGGGGCAAATGCCATAAAGGGAATGTTTGACGTAAACGACATATTTGGATAAATAAAGGAGCGTGAACTATGGCATTTGACGAAGATAGAATGTTGTCTATAGGAGTAGGTATTGCCGAAGGGCTTGATAAAGCCACAACAAACCTGATGAACATTTCTTCCGCACGGACCAAGTTGAACCGGGAGAACAAAGAGTTTGAACTGGATACAAAAATCAAAAAGCTAGAGATCCAAAAGGCAGAGGATTATCTTGACCCAGATCAGATTAAACTCAGGAACGAACGAGTAAAGGTAGAAACCGCTGCGAAGAAATCCGCATACAATCTCAACGTGTTGAAGATCGATACTGCGGAAAGGGAAGAGAAGGAAGCTGCTCGCGGTTACGAAGAAGCTCTTTCTCGATTAGATACTGTCGCGGGAGGCGGGAATTTGCGCCCGGGTGAAGAGATAAATCTTGGCGGGGCGTATTCCTATAAAGAGCCGACCAAAAAAGGGATCACTCCGACACAACAAAGAAAAGAAGACATTTCTGTTGACGAGATTATTGCGTCGTTGCAGACAGGGACAGGATGGGATGGAACAGGACGGTATCCACTAAAAAACAGAGAACTTGCGGTAGGTCATGTTCTTGAGAACTGGAATGCAGACATAACAGATCCCAGGATTCAAGAGGCCCTTGATCAATACAAACCACGCGAGGAAAAAATTACAACTACAAAAACAGGGTTTCTCGGTCGCGGAAAAGAACGACAAACTAAAGAGAAGTTTGGGTATACCTGGGAAAAACAAGAGGATAACCAATGGCACAGAATCGATTAAACACGCCTTCTATTTTATCGGATGAGGAGATGAATGCTCCGGACACCCCTGAGATCCCATCAATCCTTTCCGATGACGAGATGTCTGCCCCAGAGAAAAAGCCCGATGCGCCTTCGATTATGTCCGATGATGAAATGATAAGCGCCGATCGCACGGAGGCTTTGCAAAAAGTGGGTCTACAGGCACCTGCTCCATTGGAAGGATCAGATCTTCCCACAGAGTGGACAAAAAATCCTGTTGAATACGAAAGCTCTTTTCTCGATTGGAAGGAGGCCGGGTTCCCTGCAGGGGGAGTCCCTGGGCCGACACAAAAACGAGTGAAGTATCTCAGCGATGACCAATTTAAAAAGCATGAGGGATACAAAGAATGGACAAAAACAAGTCTTGGCCATTATTTGACGGGTGGAAGGACAGAAGGACAAGAGCCGCCGATCGCAAGACATTTGGCTTTGGCCGGAACCGTCGTTGTCGGGATTAGCGCTGTAAAATCATTGCTTGCCGATCCATATATTTCTGCACGATTATCGTCTTCACAAATAGGTCAACGAATCGACAAAGCGTTTAGGACTCCTGAAGAATTAGCAAGCCGGATCATGGACACGAAAACATCCCCTGCTGAGATCCTCAAACATGTATCTGCCGGGAAAAAGAAAGCCGTTATGGATCTCCTTCGCGGGTGGACGAGTGGCGCGACAACGAGATACGGAGAACCTGTTGTGCCTGAGTTTGGCGGGATCCTTGCTCAAGCCGGAGGGCTCCGGATTCCATCAGGGAAAGAACTGGTAGATCTCGGAAAACGATTTAACCTGCTTCCACAGCAGTTAGAGGCAATAAAGGCCGGGGATTTTGAAGGCTTGCCTGTCGCAATCACAAACGCTATTACAGGAGCCCCACAGAAGCCCACAGTTGCCCCAGGTGAGGAGATTGAGCCCGGAGCGGGGGTAGGCATTGAAGAGGCGAAGAAGTTTAAGACGACAGAGGAGTTTGTGAAGGCAGATTTAGGTAGTAGTTACGCTGATGTGAAAGGCATTAATGAAGATGAGATTGTTACTGTCTATAGGGCGAGCGAAAAGGGTGGGAAATTAAGTGCCGGAAATTTCGTTACAACGGATAGGCAACAAGCAAGTTTTTATGCAAAAGATATAGTTGGACAAAGAGGTGGAACAGAAGCAAAAATTATATCACAAAAAGTAAGAGCGGGAGATCTTCGGTTGAAAAAAGCACAAGAAGCTATTGGAGTAGATGATGCTTTTATTTATAGACCCAAAACCGAACTCACCGACATCTGGAATAAGGCACAGCAACCTCGCGCCGGTGGCCTCGCTCCAGAGTCACGCAGGGCGATTACCGCAAAGCTGAAGAAGAAAGGGATCACCACTACCGGATTCGGCGACATGATGCGTCTCGAGTCTGATGTCACGGTTCAGGATAAGCTGACAGGGAACAAGGTAACTCTTAAAAAAGGTCATGAGCTTTTTGAGATGAACCTTTCCAATGGCCAGGTGTGGCTGCATGACGGGAAAGACGTTGTTGTCAACAAGTCGCAGCTTGCCAACGTCGAAGGGCATAGCACTGAGTTGGGCGAGAAGGAGCAGGGGATCCCCGGGACACAGGAGGTTTGGAAGGGTGCGGATGTAAAAGAAGTAAGCGAAAGCGAAGTTATTGCCCATGCTCAAGATGCGGGTATTCCCATATCACAAGCAAGACAGGAATTACCATCTCTTGTGCAGGAGACCAAATTCGAGGCATACCAAACCCCCGGCGGCGAGAATTACCGGGAGTTGGTGGTGACGGCGCCAGAAATATCAAGCGCATTGGACGTTGCTTTACAAGACGCAGCAACTAAACACGAATCGGGACAATTAAACGCAGAGCAATATATGAATAGGGTTAAAAACATTAAAAAGAAATATGGTTTTAAGGATGATCTTGTGCCACAAGCCAACTACATCTCCCCCCACTGGGACGAACCCAACGTCCTCTTCCATATCCGCATGAACGATCGTATGATTCCGAATGAGAATGTAGTCGAACGGGTAAGAGCGCTTGATGTCAAAGCGCGAGAGGCTCTTAATCTTGAGGATATGGACAAAGTAAAGAAGATAAGAAAGCAACAGGCCAAGATTATAATCGACAAGAAAGTTTTGTTCATTGAAGAGATCCAAAGTGATTGGGCAAAGGCTGTTCGTGGCTCTGTGGATACCGCTAAGATATCACACCCGGCTCTTAAGAACTGGCACGAGCAAGCTGTCAGGAAAGCATTGGAAGTGGCTGTGAGGGAAGGCTACGATGCCATTGCATGGACGACCGGAGAGCAACAAGCTGCTCGATATGATTTGAGTAAGCAAATTGATAACGTGTTATTAGTGACTCAGAAAGATGGAACAAGGCGTTTAGTAGCCTCAGGAAAAACTGGACAGAGGATTTTGGATGAGGTTATTAAAGATGACAAAGATATCGAAAAATACATTGGGAAAACCCCGGCAGAAAGAGTGTTGAAAGCAGAGGAGAAATCTTTTTCTAATGGGGTTAAAGAAAAAATGATTTCTGGAGTAGATCTCAAAATCGGCGGTGAATGGGCCAAGAACCTTTACGACCGTATGATCCCGCAAGCGATGGAGAAGTTGACGGGGGGCAAAGTTGCAAAGGAAAGAATCGGGCCTACGCAAGAAGAAGGCGGGCTTAAGAATCTTCCTTTCAATGAAGCAGATTTCGTTGACGAAATTGAAGGGTTTATAGGGGAACCAATAGACACGATAAGCATTGAACAGCTTAAAAAAGCCAATGCGTCAGAAGACTTAATAGATAAATTGACGATATGGTTATTCCCTGCGATGAGGGAGAAAAAAGCAGTACAATCTATCTTACATCTCACACCTACTATAAAGCGTTCTATTGTAGGGGATCAGCCCATGGCCGGAGGATTGCCCGGAGAGATCCAAAAAATCAGCAAGCAGATTCCGCAATCCAAAGGGGCAGGAGATATCCCAAAAGTCGCGCAGAACAATATGTCTGATGTAGAAGCTCAGGCGGGTGTTTATCTATCGATGATCTTTAGCAACCCAGATCGATTCCCTGTAGTCACCGGGAGTCCAATAGTAAAGAACTCGGATTACGGGATTGCGCTTGTTCCGGATAGCACCTGCAAAAGAGGAAAAGCACTGACCACGCAAGTAATCACAATGCGTGAAATGCTCGACGAGCTATTGCCTGAGCCGACGACAGACGAAATAAAAAGCATCAACGCCAAGATAAAAACAGCGGCTGCACGGAAATTGTTTGAAGCCAGGATCCGACAAAAATTAGAAACCCCGTGCCTTATGTGCTATACCTTCGAGAAGCAGCTCATCGGATACCAAGCAAAACCGATCACACAGGGAATGAAAGTTTATAAGCCTGGCCAAATTTTTAAGCACAAAGAGGATTTGAAAAAAGCCGGGATCTTCCGAGGCTACGGGACCGGCGACTTCACCTCTGGAGATATCCCCACAATGATTCTCCTTGGTCGGGACTTGGCCAAGATTAACGTAGGTCTAGGTAGTTATACGAAAAACTTAAATCAGCTTGAGATCTTGGGGGACACGGGTGTCAAATTTAACATTTCGACGGGCTCTACTTTAGGCATTGGTTTGCCGGTCGATATCGCGCACACATATGCACAGAGATATCCAAATGCAGGTGTCATGTATGTCGCTATCAACGAACGAGATCTCCTGAAGGCAATGAAGGATCCCCGGATCCACAATATCATCCCGGCTCACTTAGGTGGCGGTACTCCAAAGAATTGGCTGAAGATGGCAACGGATTTGAATTTTGTGGATTTCAAAAGACAACAAAGCGAGAAAGTCGTAATCGATGGTTCATTGAGGAATCTGGCTTCCCTGGAGACCGGAGACAACCTCATCCAAGCAAAAGAGATCATTGCTCAAGGCGCCGCCACTAAGGATCCCGCGAAGTATTTGAAGGCGGTTGAGGACGCTTCCCGGGTCATGGGCATGGAGATCATCCCGAAGTTTGACCAATACAAAGAAATGCCAGGATACGAAAAGCTGATCGGCGTGAGAGGCGCGGAGTACGGGAAAGATGCATCGATCCCCAAGATTGATATGTCAAAAGCGAATCTCAAAAAAGCGTTTGAGTATATGACGGTTCCGGAGGACGACTTAACATCGGTATCAAACCAGTACGCCGGGATGGCGCGATCGATAATGAATGTTGCAAAACGAACTGGCGCTGAGGGAGTGACCAAGTTGGATCCACTTACACTGAGAGGGGTCAAGGCCGGTGGACAGGTTCACGATCCAGAAAAGATCAAAAAGTTCCAGGCTTACCTGAAGCGTAAAAACATCGTTCCCGCTCAGGGGGAGATGTTGGAGATCTACATTATAGAAAACCCTGTGTCCGTAAAAGATGTCTTTGGCGATAAGCACAAACTCACAGAAGGTGAGGATGTTTATGTCTATCCGCTCACGAAGGAGAAGTTCCTGATCAAAGACGGGGACTACTTCATCGCTCATCGCTCAGAAGCCAAGACCGGGTTTGAACGTAAAGCGTCTGCCGGCAAAGTGCAGAAAGAGTTGAAGCCGTTAGACGTAACCACGGCTGAAGGACAAGCTGTACTCGATGCGTATGCCGTCCAGAAGGATCTATGGATCGGGGAGAAGGATATCCGGATCCTACAGACCGCGAATGAAAAAGCGACTTTTCAAGAAAGCATTTTAAAAGCAACGGGGAAAAAGAGGTATGACCAAAGCGTAAAAGATATAGATAAGGCAATCCAAATATATCTTGACCTAAAGCGCAATCCAGATCATCTTGCCCTGTTCCGCGATAAGTTGACAAACGAGCAAGCGGCAATTGTCAATCTTTCTCAGAATCTCCCTGAGGAGATCAAAGCGATCGCTGATCAGATAGACAAAAGCTACCAGGCCCTGGGCCTTGAAGCATTAGAAGAGGATGTCATCCGGAATGTTCTGGATAACTATGTGGCTCGAAAATGGGATCTCAAAGGGAAAGAAGGCGTTGGCGGGGCACGGAAATTCAAAGCGACAACGGGACACGCGAAGCACCGGAAGCTTGAAACGATTCTTGAAGGATGGGCAAATGATCTTGAGCTAAAGATCGAAGGCGCTACAAACAATTTAGCGGCGGTAAAAGAGGAAGTGGTAAAGACGATCGAAGATAAGAAATTCCTTAAGACATTACGGCAACTCAAATCTATCGACGGGGCACCGCTTTTAACAACGCAACAATTAGAGGACTATGTCCAAGTCGAGCATCCTAACTTTAAGGTATGGCAATGGACCGGCCAGACGCGATCGATTGGGGATGAGGCTCCTATCAGCGGACGGAACTTCTTTATTAACGACGACGGGCAGGTTCTCGAACGAAAAGATCTGTACGCGCCAAAGTACGCAGCGCAGAACTTAAACAACATCATGGGGATCTCACGGCTGAAAGGGATTGGGGTAATCGACTTCGCAACAAAATACAATGCTGTGTTGAAGGCGTGGATCCTCCAGAGCTCATTCTTCCATCACCTGGCATTTATGAGATCTTACTATCTGGGGACACAGCACAAGAAGTGGTCTGAGATGGGGATCCGGACAGCGTACCAAGAGGGCCTGAAGGCTATTAGAGAAGAGGAGCCTATTGTTATGTTGGGTGTCCGGAACGGTTTGACGTTGGGGATAAAACAGGATTGGAACGAGGAGATCATCCGCGAGAAATCAGTGCTCGATCATAAGCTTGATCAGTGGAAGGTTGCAAAAGCAGTTAAGGATAAGGTCCTCGCGTTGCGACAGCAACAGGCTGATTTTCTGTTTGGCAAATTCGGGGCCGGCTTAAAAGCAAAGGCGTTCCTGATAGAATATAGGAATCTTTTAAAGAAGCATCCCAACATGAATATAAACGATCTTGCTAAGATGGCTGCGAACCTTATCAACGATGATTTCGGTGGCTTGCACCTGCAGAGACTTGGCCGGAATCCTACCATGCAGCATATCTTCCGGCTTCTTGCGTTGGCTCCAGATTGGACGGAATCGAACGTGCGAACAATGATCAAGGCTATCAATGCCGGCAGCAAAGAAGAGACCGCATTTTACAGGAAGTTTTGGGCAGGGATCTTTACAAAGGGCGTTGGGTTAACTGTTGCGGGCAATCTACTCCTTGCCACGATAGACGAAGACGATTCTCAAACAGAAGGTGCATGGCAACGGTTCATCCGAAACTATACATGGATCATTAAACGCGCAACAACGCGGCGCGGCCGGGAATTTTTCCCTCCGCTCCAAAAGTCTCTTGACATCGATGTCACTGCGATCGCCAGGATGTTTGGCAGTAAAACCACAGAGAGAAAATACTTCTCGATACTTGGACACTTTACAGATCCTGTAAAGTTCATGCTCAACCCAATCAGATCCGCTCATCACAAAGGGAGTGTCATATATAAGTTTTTTCATGAAATGCTCACTGGGGTTGATTGGGCCGGTCGTCGCTTCACTACTTTCCCAGAGTTCCTCGGAGTCGATTATGTGAAGGGTGTGTACGCAACTACGCGCAAAGGAAAATACAAAAAAGGTGATCCTAAGTATGGCAAGTTAACAGGCAAAACTGTTACTTGGTCTGGCGATGGCGGCGGTCCTATCTCGTATGAGCAGTTCCCGTCGTTTATTCTTTCGCAGATACGGGGATGGCAACCTGTTCAGATCCAGAATCTGATGTCTTGGTTTGCCGGCGAGATGGAAGGGTTTGACTCTTTAGCAAATTCCGCAGGTCTTGGAGTGAGAACGACGTATGGGTTTGAACCCCCGGCCGCACCGGATTCTACGGGGAGAGAGTATATACAGGACAGCGGCACAGCGCGGGAGTACATCGATTCCGGCCGTAACGAGCGAGAATACATAAAATAGAACAGGAGACATGCTGAATGTCTAGCTTTACAGAAGATTTAGTCACACGAAAATTAAGCGCACGATTACGATCTGTAGAAATACCGTTTGAATACCATATCGGATCTGAAGATTTAGACGAAACAATAACCGTTCCAAAAGGTTTCGTAACGGATTTTGCTACTGTGCCTCGATTCCTGTGGCCGATCTTTCCTCCAGACGGTGAGTACGCACAAGCAGCAGTCTTACATGACTTCATGTATAATAGACGAATGTACATCCGTAAGAGAGCAGACAAGATATTCTTAGAGGCTATGGGGGTATTGGAAGTACCGGTTTGGAAACAGCGAATTATGTATAGAGGAGTTAGGCTATTCGGATGGATACCGTGGACATTCGGAAAAAAAAGAAAGCGAGGTTTGTAATGAAAAAGATTTTATCCGTTATTTTGGTATGCGTGATGCTCTCCGGTTGCGGGTATTCTTCCTACACGAAGATCACAGCATTGGCAAAAGCAAAAAAAATAAAATCCTTGGCTCCGCAAGCACCTGGAGTGCTGAAGAATCCGGATGCCAAAGTCCTTGTCGAGAGATGGATGACCCTTGCTATTGGCATGACGAAAAAAGCCATACAAGCCATGTCTCACGACGAGAAAAAGTAACACAGTAAACTCAGCGCACAGTTCACAATAAAATATATTTGACTTTCTTGAAAGCATCAGGTATACTTTCTTCCAGTAGCAAAGGAGAGTGTACAATGCAAAACAAATCCGTGCGAGAAGTGAGAGCAAGTTTTTTTTGTGTCTATTTAGGTCGGATGGGATTGTTAAAGGCTAACTTGCCGCCTTCGCACGGTCTCTCTCATCCGACCGTTTTCTTTTTTAGGAGGAGGTATACATGAACGGATTCGATAGAGTAGCACCAAGCGGAAATGTAATGATTGATGGATTCAGGTCCGGTCCCAGAGAGCAGACGTTATGCGAGTGTGACATTAACTGCGATCTGGACTGTGAGTGCGAATGTCACAGGAGTGGAGTATGAACTGCCCAAAATGCCATAGCGATAACGTAGAGTCTGATGTACCGAATCACCCGGGGTTTCACCATTGTACCTGTGAAGATTGCGAATATGACTTCTGTTATGATTCGTACCGGGAAGAATACTACGAGATAAATGGCGATGTAATAAAGGAAGAAGGTAAAAAATGACACACACACCGGAACCGTGGACAATGAAAAAGTGTGGTTGTGGAGATGAAATGTGCGATAAGTATAGAATTAATGATGCGGGGATGTTCTCACTCGCAGATGCCCTCCTAGTGATCTCCGCGCCTAGACTTCACAAGGAGAATAAAAACTTACGGGAAGTCAATGCTGAGTTGTTGCAGGTATGCAAAGATATCCGAGATTGGTTTGAGGGTGAACATATGATTTATAATGAAGAATTGCAAGAAGCAATCACAAACGCAGAGAGGATGGCGTTATGACCCGATGGAAAAAAGAAATTACAAAAGGTCAGGTGTGTTCGGAGTGTCAGAGTAAAGACGTATTCGCGGTGTTGTCACAAACACATCGACGTACCTTTATTCTGTGCTGTGCGAGATGCTTTAACTCATGGTTTAAGGGGCATTAATAATGACAAAACGTAGAGGTGGGTTCCAGATCGTGATAACATTCCCCGGCCTTATTTTACTGGTGTTACTCGTGTGGGGATACCAAGTAAAAGCGGCCACATGGTTCGGGGGCCTACCTTTATATAAGCGCGAGTGCGTAAAACTGGGACTGGATGGATTTAAATACCGAGGTAAAAAAACGGTTAAAAATCTATCCAACAAACTGAAGGCCCTATTTGAAAGGAGCAGGTAAGATGAAGAAGAAAAAAGAATCGAAGGAAGTGCAGGTTGTGGAGGCTCAATTACCGCAAACAACATCCGAATTGATTGAGACGGCTGTTAGCAAAGGTGGGGATCTCGAAAAGGTGTCAAAACTTCTTGACATTAAAATCCAATGGGAAAAGAACGAGGCCAGGAAAGCGTATCACAAAGCCATGTCCGAGTTCAAAGCGAACCCGCCGAAAATCGGGAAGGATAGAACCGTTAAATTCAAGGATGTGAAGTACAAACACGCCTCCTTATATAACGTGGCCGACAAGATTAACACTGCGCTGAGTCAGCATGGGTTGTCCGCAGCATGGTTAACGAATCAGGTCAATGGGACTATCTCTGTCACATGTGTTATCACGCATATGTTGGGGCATTCTGAGAGGACAGTATTAACGGCGAGTCCGGATACGACGGGGTCAAAGAATGCGATCCAAGCCATGGCATCAGCGGTGTCGTATCTACAGAGGTATACCTTATTATCTCTAACCGGCCTTGCGACGTTTGAGGAGGATGATGATGGTCAGGCTACGTCCGGTAAGCTTATCAGCCCCGAGCAAAAGGACATATTGCTCGACATGATCACTGATACGAATGCAAAGATCGATAAGGTTCTTGAGTTTATGGGTGTCGATGCATTGGACAAGATCCCTGCATCAGATTACAACAAAGCATTCGCAGCTCTTGCGGCGAGGAAGAAGGTAAAGAAAGCATGATCATATCGAAAGTAGAACAAAACTCGCCGGAGTGGCTCGCCCTGAAGTTGGGGGTTCCCAGTTCCTCTCACTTCAGCGAAATCATAACATCAACTGGGGCACTGTCAAAGCAACACACAAAGTACATGAATCGCCTCGCGGGAGAGCGTGTCTCTGGGACCGGAGAAGAGACCTTTTCCTCTAAGCATACCGACAAAGGCTTAGAGCGCGAGCCAGAGGCGCGGAGCTTGTACGAGATCATAACTGGTGTGGACGTTGAGTTGGTTGGTGTGTGCTATCAGGACACGAAGAAAAGATATCTCTGCAGCCCGGATGGACTTGTCGGGAAACCTGGCGGGCTTGAGATCAAATGCCCTATGATGACAACGCAGGTTGAATACCTTCGTGCCAACGCGATCCCTGCGATCTATTTCCAACAGATTCAGGGATCTCTACTTATTACGGGTCGCAAGTGGTGGGATTTCATGTCTTATTACCCAGGCATCAAACCGTTGATTATTCGGGTTACGAGAGATGAGCCGTTTATTAGAATGCTCTATTCTCGACTTGATACGTTTTGTGTGGAGCTTGCGGATGTTACAAAACAGATAGGGGGTTAACGTGAAAACGTGTGCGACCTGTAAGTATTTTTATAAGCAGTACGCTATGTCAGGCGATTGCCGACGGCATGCGCCAGTAAATTTACTTATAACAACGTCACAGTGTACTGTCGATCCGACATGGCCTAATCTCTATGACACCAATTGGTGTGGGGATTACAAACAAGAAACAGGTAGAGACATCGAAAGGAAAAAACCATGAAGCAAAACTTAATAACTATCATCAAAGACAGCGGTCTTGATAAGCAAAAATCACAGGTCATGCTTGATAACTTTCAGGATTATTTCAAGGTCGCCGCTGAGTGGGAAAAGAAAGCGAAGACTCTGAAGGTAACAAGTGAGTCGCAGACCGCAGATATGGAAATGGCTCGCACCGGGCGGTTGTTCCTAATGAGAAAACGAACAACCTTGGATCGGGTACGGAAAGAATTAAAGGAACAATCCATGCGGGAGGGGCGGGCTATTGACGGAATAGCCAATGTCCTTAAGGCGCTCATCATCCCGATTGAGAACTACCTTGGTGATCAGGAGAACTTCGTTGTTCGCAAAGAACAGGCAAGGGCAGAGGTGTTACGGATCGAGGACGCAGAACGAAGTGAGCGAGAACGGATAGCCAAAGAGAAGGCCGACGCAGCGGAACAGGAACGTATCCGCAAAGAGAATGAACAGTTAAGGGAAGCGAACCGGAAAAACGAAGAGAAGCTACTTCGGGAAAAGAAAAAAACAGCAGCCGAGAAACGTAAAAAAGAAGAGGCAATTGAGAACGAACGGAAAGAGGCTCAACGCAAACAACAGGAAGCCGATGCCAGAGCCAAACGCGAAAAAGACGTTGCTGTTCAAGTAGAGAAAAAAAAGAGGGAAAAGGTTGAGGCTGAGTTGCGGGAGAAAGAAGAGAAGGAAGAGAAGGAGAGAAGAACAGAAGAGGAACGGATTGAAAAGGACAAAAGATCATCAGATAAAGTCAAACTCACCAAGGTAGCCAATTACGTGAACAGTATGATTCCTGAAGTCAAAAGCGAACGAGCGAAAAGGCTATTAGAGAGAGCAAGTTTTTCTCTGGATTGTTTTTAACATTAACCAAACAACAAAACAGGAGGTAGCAAGTGGACAATCTATGTATCAGAGAAGAGTACACAGACAAGCAGGGTAACAAGAAGGTCAACTGGAATCGGATCGGAACTTTGTTTGAGGCAAACGGGAAGAAATATGTAAAACTGTTTCATATCCCCGGTGTGCAAATTTTTGTATTCGCACCGAAACCGAAAGATGATCAACCCCCGCAGCATGGATACCGAGAGGGAGAAGTGGATCTCGGCGATGAAGGTTAAAGCCAAGGTCTTAGCGGTCTTGAAGGATGAAAAAGGGAAGCTCCTGGCGAAGCTGCAGTTTAACCAGAAGCTTCCCCGCGTGGGGGATATGGTCACTGTCAAGTGGGGCAAGGTCCGGTCGATTCTGCAGAACGCGCTCTACTGGACATTTTTGCAATTCCTGTTAGATGATTGCAATCTGAAAGAAGAGTACCTGGACAAGGAAGAATTGCACGAAACCCTGAAGGGCCGGTTCCTAGCAAAGAAGGTCATGAGTAAAGGTGGGTTCAAAATTATCGTAGTTGGATCCACAACAGATCTGGACAAGCATGAGTTCGCTGAATACCTTGAGAAGGTCGATAAGGTTGTAATCGAGTATCATCATGTTGACACGAGTGAGTTCTGGAAGGATTACGAGAAGTACTACGCGAAGCATTAACGCGGGAGGTATCATGAGAAGAACCCAAAAAGAGGCACTCTTGGATTTATTTGAAAAACGACCCAATTACTGGATACCGTTACCAGTGATAATGATGCTTGGAATCGCACAATATAATGCGCGGATCTTTGAGTTGAGGCGCTCTGGGCACGATATTCGGAACAAGGCTGAGGTCGTGGATGGGCAAAGACATACATATTTCATGTATATTCCTTGGAAAGTACCTTCTAATGCAATAGCTGAGGGGGGTTTTGCCCTTAAAGAACAGACGATATCCCCGGACACGACCCCATATACCCCTGAAACCCCTGTAGGGCAAGCCAGTGGCCTTAAAAGCGAGATCCAAAAGGAGCTATTTATATGAAAATAGCGATAATAGTCCTGGTAAGCTTGATGTTGATTGGCTGTCAAGGAAAACAGGCCCCGGAGCATGTGTTTCTTGAGATAGCAAATAGCAAACAAGAGATAGTGTTTGAGTGTATACTTGAGAAAGGCGAGCACTATAAAAGTTGGGAGTTCCCGTTTGCTTTAAAAGAAATCCGTGGGATCTCTTTGTCTCGGGTTCGTGATGATGTTAATGCAAAAAAAGAAGCAGATGATATGAGAGAAAAAGACGGATGGATATTGAATTATTAATAAACCCGTCAGAATAGGAGAGTTATGCCAAACGAAAAGATATGTCCTTTAATGAATAAACCAGACAGCCGTTTACGCAATCCAATTTTTGTCAACTGTCAAAAAGAAGCTTGTCAGTTATGGATGGGGTATGTTGGGAACTCCGCGAACGCGCGATATACTGAGCGAGCGAATTGTGCGTTTGCTGTGAACGCAGCAAAATAAATTTGACAAAGAGGGCAAATGAAAATAGCGCGAGTCTTCCCCAGAAGAACAAAAATGACACCTGTAGATAAGGATGCTTATGTCGGGTTGCCGACTTTTTATTCTATGGGACAGTACGATGAAGTACATGTGTCGGTTACATTTACATGGGATATTGAGAGGGGGAGA